AAAAGATGCTATAGAAATTTTACGAAAAGCAAAGATTGAAGAAGCACGTGTTGCTATAGAAAATCAAATTAATTCAACAAAAGCAACTTTAGATAATGTTTCTGCTAGAGTAAATGCTTATGGTATAGAAATTGCTGCAATTGAAGATTTAAAATCTGCACAACAAGAAGCGTCAAAACTTGGATTTAAAAAAATTTTTGGAGAAAATGCGTTTGAAAATATAAAATTTGATGACTCAACTAATAGAATAACTGTTGGCGATAAAATAACTGAATGGTCGAAGGAAGAATATGATAAAATTAAACAATCATTTAATGAACAAAAATTAGCAAATGATACTATATTAAAAATCGGAGAATTAAAAGAACGAAGTAAGAAATTATTAGAATTACTTTCAGACCCAAATTTTGGTGTCTCTTCTTCTAAATCAAGTTCTTCTAAATCAAGTTCTTCTAAATCAAGTTCTTCTAAATCTACTCCATTTTCTGAACAATTTGATTTTATTAATACAAAAATAAAATTACTTAACCAAGAATTAAAAGAGCTACAACAACAATTAGATGATACCTTTTCCCCTGCTGACAAACAAACTATTATTGACAAAATGATTGTAGCACAACAAAAGAAAGCAGATTTATTGGAAAAAGCAATTAAAACTTATGAAGATTCTGCACAAAAAGAATTGCAAAAAATACCTGAATCTTTACGTTCTGCTGTTGTTAGTGGTTCTTTTAACATAGCAACAATATCTGAAACAACTTATGGTGAGGAACGTGCAAAAGAAATTTCCGAAGCTATAAAGCAATATCAGTCATTGACGGATACTATTATAGGATTAAAAAATGAATATGCAGAAATAGATAATACTATTCGTAGCTTAAATTTAGATAAAATTACGCTTTCATTTGAAATTTTTGATAAGAAAATTAGAGAATCTGACAGAGCATTAGAAGAACTAGATTATCAGCTAAATCTTTTAAAGGATAATGATTATGATAAGAAAGCAGAAATACTTACTAAAAAGATAGAAGTTGCAACTAAGCAGGTAAATGAATATGAACAAGAATTAGAAAGATTAAAAGCTATTGTACCTGCCAATGAAGAAGAAGCAGAAAAACTCCAGGCAAGAATTGATGAACTAACCAAAAAATTTAGAGAAGGTAAAATTTCTATTAAGGAATATAACGATACTTTTGAAGAAACTGCTAAAAAATTGATTTCTACATTGTTAAATACACAAAAAGATATAGATAAGAAAAACTTAGAGAATCAGCTAAAAGAACGTGAAAAACAAATATATGATATTACAGAAGCAGAGTTTGAAGCATACAAAAAAGCAAAAATAGAGAGTTTAAAGAAACAAAAAGAAGAAAATGAAAAATTTGCTACCGAAGAAGCTAAAGAGTTAGTACGTTTACTAACAGAACAAATAAAGTTAGAAGAAAGCATAAGCTATAAAGATATTGTTAATTTTGATGATTTATATAAAGAAATTCATAATGAAAAAATAAAACAATATCAAGATACAATAGATATGTTAGAGCGTTCTAACGAATTAGAACAGCAAAGACTTGAACGAGAAGAAAGAATATTAGAAATTCAAGAATTACAATTAAAGCTTCAAAACACCCTTAATAATCGAAACGTTCAAATATTACGTAAAAAAGAAGACGGTAGTTGGGAATATGATTATGTAGCTGACCCTGAAAAAGTCGAAGAATTACAGAAACAAATAGCGAAAAAACAAAAAGATTTTGACGAGTGGGAAAGAAATAATTCTTTAATGCAAACTAAGAAATTGTTACAGCAAAAAATTGAACACCATCGAGAATTAATTAGAATATCAGAAGAAACATATAACAGGATTGCAGAAATAGAAACAACAAAGCTTAATGAACACTATGAAAATATGGATATACTTGCAGAAAATATGCTAGATAGCCTAAAAAATACATATAACAATAAATGGGACGAAATTATTAATGTATTAAAAGAAAAAGTAAGTATTGCAGAAAGAGAATATGCTAAATTACTTGGTGCATCTGTAGCAGGAGTCAGTGGACAAAATCCAAATAAGAGCAGCACTGTACAAAACCCAAATACGAAAATCACTGTGCAACCACCTTCTACTGGTTTTGGAACTACTCCTACTGCTGAATCAGAAGCGTATGCGAGACAATTAAAAGAAGCTGTTGGTGGAGATAGAGAAGCTTTTAGACAAATAGAAATAGCAAGAACTGAGCAAGTTATAGCAAACAGAAAGGCACAAGGAATGGATACTTCTGCTCAAGAAGCATATCTTGATTCATTGTTGAAAAATACTTTCAAATTTAAAGAAGGCGGTTTGGTTGATTTTACAGGGCTAGCATGGGTAGATGGTTCAAAAACAAAACCAGAAGCATTTTTGAATCCTACGGAAACTAAGCTAATTGGCAAATTAGCTGATTCCCTTCCTAATATGGCAAATATATTAAATAATTTTGCAACTACTAAAATGAAATTACCATCGTTATCCAAAATATCTAATGATAAGGAAGTAAAACAAATATTCAATATTGGTAAGCTTGAATTTCCAAATGTAAGAACGGCAGATGAAATAAAAGCAGCCATTCTTGATTTACCTAGATTAAGTTTACAATCAGCAAAAGCATATTAAGGGGAGATGTCCTCTCCCCTATTCTGTTGTTAAGGTGGTGAATGAGATGATACAGACACCCGTGTTGTATCCGATACAGACATGTTCAGCTTTAAAATCGAAAGATTTTGAATTTTTTTATAGAGGTAGTGTTCAAATCACGCAAAATAACTTGGTAATACGAAGAACGTCTGATAACTCAATTGTCTATGATAAAACGATTAATACCTTTCAACACAAGCATACTGTAGATGCAAACACACTTGTGAATGGTACTGAATATATGGCAAGGATTAGAGTTGGTGATATAAACAATAATTGGTCTGATTTCAGTGATTGGATAGTTTTTTATTGCTATAGTGAACCTATACTTACAATTACAAGTATTATTGATGGTGTAATAAATAATCAAAATCCACTGATTACTGCAACATACGAACAAGCTGAAGGTGACCAATTACAATCTTATAGATTTTTATTATATGACAATTTGGATAATCTGCTAATTACTTATGATGAAAAATATGGTTTACCCATCGAGCAACAAATTGAAAATTTGCAAAATAATAAGGTTTATAAGATAGAGTTGAGAACTTTATCAGTTCATGGAATGCAGTTTTCTTCTGGACTAATACCCTTTGTTGCACAATATATTGAGCCTAAGTTTGCAAGTGCAGTCAATTTGAGAAATTTGAAAGACAGAGCAAGTATTGAAGTTGCTTGTCACTTGATACAAATAATTGGCGAAGTTGGCAGTGGTTCAATTTCATATGAAGATAATGATTGGATAAATCTTTTGAATGGTTATGTCTATTTTCAGGAAGGATTTTATGTAGAAAATGATTTTACTTTAAAGTTATGGTGCAAACAAATACCAGTAAACAGTGTTTTTTTAAAAATGATTGGTAGACGTGGCAATATAATTTTAAAATATCAAGACGATGAAGTCCATTTATATAAATATGTGTATGATACTGTTCCCTATCGTATATTTAGTCAAAAAATATATCCAACAAACGATGATATTGTTTATATATGTATTCAGCAAAAAGATAATTATTGCAACATTTTTGCAAAGGTGGTGGACTAATGATTATAGGACTTGATGCATTTGGAGACACAGTAGCTTTTGATACTTTTAATATAGTTGATAATTTTTATAGATTAGAATTGATGAATATGAAAGCTGATGAAATTAGTATTAAGGAGCAGATTGATACTGTAATAGATAATGAATCTAAGGAAGAATGGCATTACACTCAAGTATTACTAGCATTATTTCAAAACAATCTCGAAGCAGGTAATTTACAATTAGATGGTATGCCTGTTGAATATATAAAGATTAAAAAGCGTAAGAAAGAAGATTTATTATGGAATGAAATGAAATACATTCCTTATGATAAAAATGTTTATGATTATTATTTTATAGATAAATATGTAGAAGCCCTTCAAACATACGAATATGCGGTTCAGCCTGTAGGTGCAGGCAATGTTGTAGGAAACAATATTTACAGTGAAATAGAAGCTGATTTTGAAGGTGCGTGGTTAGTTGATAAAGACAGAGATTTTCAACTATTTTTTAATCTTGAAATTTCGCCTTATGAAACAGTAGTTCCTACGAGTGTAATAGAAACTTTAGGCGGACAATATCCTATTGTTTTTAGTAACGAAAATATAAAGTATAGAAAAGGAGAATTAAAATGTATGTTGGTTTCAAATTCAACAGAAAGTAAGGGGGCTATTGATAGAAAGCAGGAAAAAATTTTAAGAAACAATATAATGTCATTCTTAACAGATAAAAAGCCCAAATTATATAAAGATAGTTCGGGTGAAATGATGGTCATAATGCTTTCTGGCAATCCTATTTTAACTCCAATTAATGAACTTTCACAGCAGATGTATGATCTTGAAGTTGAATTTGTAGAAATTGCGGGAACGGATAGTAAATCTTTGATTGAAAATGGATTGCTTGATCTAGAAGAAGGTGAACTACATGACAGAACAAGAATATAGAGTTCATTTTCAAGCAGTACAAAATAAAAAAATAAAATTATTAATACTCGATAATAACGATATAGCTATTGATGAAATTGAAGGTTATGCAATAGATGGAAATGTAGATGTTGACGCTAATTCGTCTATTAGAAGAACGTGCAATATAAAAATGGTTTTAAATTCCAAATTGTTTCCGTCTATCTCAAGTCCTATCTGGTTAAATAAAAGATTTAAACTACTAATTGGCATTAAAGATATTTTGACTGATGAATATATATTTTTTAATTGGGGAATTTATTCTATTTCAAATCCTACTGTGGATATTCAAATTTCAGAAAATACAATTAACATTAGAGGATATGATAAGAGCTGTTTTTTAGACGGAACAATATCAGGATATTTAGAAAATATTGTTAGAATACCAGTAGAAGTTCCTATACATGAAGCAATTAGAGAAACTGCAATAACGAATGGTGGGGAAACGAAATTATTAATTGATACTCATGAATATACGACCCCATATGAAATTGAGAAACAGCCTAATGATACTGTTTGGGGTTTATTAGATGAACTTACAAAACTGTATATGAATTATGAATTATATTATGATGTAAATGGTTATTTGAGGTTTAATAAAGTAAAGAATATGTTGAATGATTCTGTAATATTCAATTTTGAAAATGATGACTTGATTAATGCAAAACAGTTAGATATAGATTTTAATAATATAAAAAATCATATTGTAGTATATGGCAAGTTAAGAGAAGATGGTTTACAAGTTAAAGCAGAAAAATCAATAACCGATGAATATAACCCTCTTTCTCCCTTTACGATTGAAAAAATAGGTAAAAGAAATTTGGTAATAATTGAAGATAAATATTTTACAAATGAACAATGCCAAATAAGGGCTGAATATGAAGAATGGAAGCACACCAATTTTAATGAAAAAATTACAATTACATGTGTTCCTATATTGTTTCTCGATGTCAATAAACTAATTGAAGTTAACTCGTCCAAATATAATATTTCTGGTAAATACATTATTGAAAATTTAAGTTTGGGATTAAAATATGACAGCATAATGACTATTACTGCGTGGAAAATCTATTAAAAGAGGTGATTTTATGGCTAATTTAAGTATATTTCCTGATGAAATAGATTCTTTTGTTAGAAAAAGAGACCTTACTTATAATGAAATTGTTTTATTTAATGAATATAGAACCTTAAAATTAAAACCCAATAGGACGCCTGAAGAAAATGACAGATTAAATGAATTGACAAATTTACTTAGAGAATCATCGTTTTTACCCGATGATTTAAATAAATTACAAGATTGTATTATTAATCTTGAAACTTTTTTTAAAAATAATGTACATGATTATATTTTTCAAAAACAACAAGAATTTCAAGCTGAAATAGAAAAATTTAAATATAAAGGTCAATATAGTCCTACTACCATTTACCAAATGTGGAATGCAGTTACTTACAATCATGAAACATATATTTCTAAACAGGATAATAATATAAATCATACTCCAAGAGGCGATGATAGTGATGATTGGTGGTTTAAAGCTGCAAACAGAGGCGAACAAGGTTTGCCTGGTATTGGATTGGTATTTATAGGTGAATACAACAATGCAGTTACATATCAACCAGGACAAGCAGTAAATTATCAGGGTGATATTTATTATTGTATACAAACAACCGTTGGAAATTTACCTACAGATACTACATATTGGAAATTGTTTTTATCTGGAGTAAAACCCGTAATACAAGATACACCTCCTTCTACTCCAACGCTTGGTATGCTTTGGATTGATACAAGCGCATAATTGTTGAGGTGGTAATGATGGACGAAATACAAAAAAGTATTATTGATGCTATAAAAATACAAGTTAATGAAAAAATAAAGGATTTACAATTTGATAAAACATGTTACGGAAAAGTTGTGGCAATTAGAGATGATACATGCGATGTTGAAATAAGTGGAGAAATGACGCAATGTAAGATTAGGAATGGTTTACAAATAAGTGTAAACGATATTGTTTTAGTCAGATTAATTAACAATGATTTTTCTAATAAATTTGTAGATGCAAAATTAGGTACAGTTGGGGATGATGTTGCAGTAGATGTTGATTGGAGTGATATAATCGGGAAACCTTCTTCTTCTCCTTCTGATATAGATGATAGTGTAAGTAAAAAACATACACACAATAATTTATCTTTGCTTGAAACAATAACGCAAACTTTAGTAAATGCTTGGAATAGTGCAGTGTCACATATATCGGATGCAATGAAGCATATTACATCTAGTGAAAGAGATTTGTGGAATACAGTTTCAAATAAAGTTGATAGTACGGAAGTTGCAACTACTGCTATTCCTAATAAAATATTAAAATTGGACTCGAATGCTAAGCTACCTACTTCTATAACAGGAAATGCAGACGGTAATGCTGCTACTGCTACTAAGTTGCAGACAGCGAGAACAATAAGTCTTTCTGGGGATGTAACTGGTTCTGCAAATTTTGATGGAAGTAGCAATATAACTATTAATGCCACTGTTGTAGATGATAGTCATAATCACGTAATAAGTAATATTGACAATTTACAATCTATATTGGATGCGAAGGCTAGTGTATCTCATACACATACTTCTTCAGAAATAACAGATTTTAATGAAGCAACTCAAAATGCTATAGGTGCTATATTAACAGATACATCAACTGTAGATTTTACTTATGATGATACTAATAATCAAATAAAAGCAGATGTAAAACCCAATTCAAGTAATCAAAAAGTAGCAGTATCTAAAAACAGTACAACTCCAACTGGAACAAGAAAGCAAATAAACTTTAAAGATGGTACTAATATAAGTGTAACTGTTGCTGATAATGCTACTAATGATGCAGTAGATGTAACTATAACAAATACTTATACACATCCTACAGGTGACGGAAATTTGCATGTACCTGCAACTGGAACAACTAATAATAATAAAGTTTTGAAGGCAGGTTCTACGGCAGGTAGTTTATCTTGGGGTAATGTTGATTGGAGTGAACTAACTAATAAACCTAGTTCTAGTATATCTAGCATAGATAGTGCTGTAACTAATAGTCATACTCATAGTAATAAAGCATTATTAGATACTTATACTCAAACTGAAGCAAATTTAGCAGATGCAGTAAGTAAAAAACATAGTCAAAATACTGATAATACTCTTACTAGTTCGGGTGTTAACACAATAAACACTACTGGAACAGGAAATATTGTAGATTTTAAAGTCAACAATACAACAAAATCTTCAATAGATAATAAGGGTAATTTTACAGGTAAGAGTGCATCTGCTGATAAATTAGCTACAGCAAGAACAATAACTTTGACAGGTGATGTAACTGGTAGTGCTTCATTTGATGGAAGTGCTAATATTTCTATTAGTGCTACTGTAGCTGATAATAGTCATAACCATGTGATAAGTAATATAGATAATCTTCAAACAACATTAGATTCAAAAGCACCACTTGCATCCCCTGCCTTCACAGGTATACCTACTGCTCCAACTGCTCCTAATGGAACAAATACTAACCAAATAGCAACTACAGCATTTGTGCAAAATGCTTTAAGTGCCGGTGGTTATGGGGATATGTTGAAAAGTCAGTATGATACTGATAGTGATGGTATTGTAGATAGAGCAGAAACAGCAGATAAATTAACTACAGCAAGAACTATATCATTAAGTGGAGATATTGTAGGTAATGCTACTTTTGATGGAAGTGCAGATATAAGTATTAATACAACAAGATTAGTACAAAATAATTCATTTGTATTAGATTCATTGTACACTTTTACCCGCTCCTCCCCCGCCTACCTCTCCGACGGCACGCCCGTCCCCGCCAATGTACCCCGCTTTGAGACTGGACGATTCGGCAAGGCGATTATGGTGGAGGAGGGGACGACGAATGTAGCTCGGTTAATCCCTAATTTAACAAACTTGGCAATAGGAGGAAGTTATGAAGTTAACAATAGGAGATTTACCAGATTAGACCAAGATACGTATAAGGTAGAGTATTTAACGGATGTAGTAGGAGCTGGTGTTGTTGTTATTACTGATAACATGGTGTGGACAGCGGGTAGTCATACTATAAGTGCTGATATACTGGATTATTATCTCGTTCCAGGGTCGGTAGGGTATTTTGGAATAGGTCGTGAAAGTTTTGGAGGCCCTCATTTACATGCTAATGATGGGGTATTAGGTCGTAAGGCATATACCTACAATGATACGGAAGATAGGGGTAGTTTACGATTAGCAATAAGAGCCACTTTGAGCAATGATATAATCAAAGCTGGAAGCTATATGGTTTTTAGATACGTGCAAGTTGAACTGAATAAAGCGTATGCTACTTCTTATATCAACGGCACCCGCTCCCCCGAGACTCTGACCATCCCCACGGCGGGCATACTGAACCCGCAGGAGGGGACGATTGAGTGTTGGGCATATGTTAATGATGCTTCGAAATACCGGAATCGTTATTCAACGATTTTTATAGCTGACGCTGGAGGTGCAAGTAAGGGGATTTGGTTATTCCACGAAAATGGAGATAATTACTGGAGATACCAAATTAAAGATGAAAATAATAGTGTTATAATTCGAGTGCCTGATAGTGAAATTACTGATGGATGGCATTATTTTGCTATTACGTGGAATGTATTAGAGGCAAAGCTGTTTGTAGATGGGGTATTGAAGGGCACTATAACGAATCCTCCTTTGCCTTCTACGATTATTAGAATTGATGCTGGGCACTGGAATGGCACAAATCAATTCAATTCCCTCATCGACGACCTCCGCATCTCCAACCGTGCTCGCAGTGATGCAGAAATACTGGCAGTGTACCAGAGTGGACAGCCGCTGCCATATGATGCAAATACAACTTGGTTAGCAAGATTTGATAATAATTATGGATTGACAGGGAATTCTTCAGGACAAATACCGCTTAATAATGGATTACTTTGCAACAATCTTAATGCTGAAAGAGTTAATGGAGTAAAATTTACAGTTGGTACTACTGCTCCATCTAGTCCACAGGTAAATGATATTTGGATTGATTTAAGTTAATTTATAAAATATTAATATAAAATTTTAGTTTTATTAAAAACATTTTGTTTAATTTGAAACAAGTGATGTTTATTTTTTTTAGAACGAAAAAGCAACTAAAGGAGATGATATTTTTTTATGGCTAAGATGAAATATTGGAATGGGACAACATGGGAAGTTGTAGGTACAGATGCAGATAAAAAAGTTGCTAGGTTTGTCATAGGCACATCTACAGCAGGTTGGACAGCGAAGGATTGCGATTATCTTTGCGATGGAACAAATGACCAAGAAGAAATTATACAAGCACTAAATGCTTTGTCCGCAACTGGCGGGGAAATAGTCATCCTTGATGGAACTTATAATATTACGGCGAGTATCAATATTCCAAAGGATAATGTAAGTATAAGGGGTAACGGTAACGCTACGACCTTAAAGCGAATGTATGATTCCACTAATACAGATAGTGGGCCTACTGCGAGGGGTTTAATAACCTTAAATGAAAAAAGCGGTTGCAAAATACAAGGTTTACAAATTGACGGGAACAAGACAACATATACTGCAAGTTATAACTACGGCATCTACTTACGTTCATCTAGTAATAACACGATAACAAGCAACACTTGCAACAACAACAGCAACTATAGCATCTACCTACATGCATCTAATAATAACACGGTAACAGGCAACACTTGCAACAACAACAACTACGGCATTCGCATACACTCATCTAGTAACAACAACATGGTAATAGGCAACATTTGCAACAATAATAGCGACTACGGCATCTACCTATCTTCATCTAGCGGCAACATGACAACAGGTAACACTTGCAACAACAATAACAGCGTTGGTATCCAAGTGGGTTCATCTAGCGACAACACGATAACAGGTAACACTTGCAACAATAACAGTGACGGCATCTACTTATCTTCATCTAATAACAACACGGTAATAGGCAACATTTGCAATAACAATAACAGCGATGGCATCTGCCTATCTTCATCTAGCGGCAACACGATAACAAGCAACACTTGCAACAACAATAACAGCGACGGCATCTACTTATCTTCATCTAGTAACAACAACACGATAACAGGTAACACTTGCAACAACAACAACGACAATGGCATTTGCTTAGTTTTATCTAATAACAACACGATAACAGGTAACACTTGTATTCGTGGAGCAGGGCAACCCTCTGATTACACCTCAAGTCAATATACAATACGTCTATTAGGTTCTAACAGCAACTATAACCTCATTTCCTCAAACAACTGCATGGGCAAAGATGTCGTCATCGACGGCGGGACGAGCAATACGAGTGTAAATAACAAATATAACTAAGTGAGGTGATATAATGTTTCGCCTTTTGGGTAATAAGGTTGAATTGGTTCGATATATAGTGACCTGGCAGGAGACTCAAGGTGAAGAAACGATTGAAATGGAAGAACGGTGTATCTCGGAAGAACACAAGAATGAAATAGAACAAAAGCTCACCGAAAGAGGCATACCGTTCTCTACTGAATCTATCACCCAGGCAGGAAATGAATGGTTTGAAGGGCTTGAGTTTGACTCCTACGATGAAGCCCTTGAAGTATTCAACGCTGGCCGTGAAGCCTATGAACAAAAGAAACAGTTGCAGGAATTGACGGATAACCTGCGTTTAAAGGCCGATATTGATTACCTTGCCATTATGACGGGGGTGGAGATATGAACTGGTTTGAGAAAGTGAAGTTTTACTACGACAAAGGGTTATGGAGTAAAGAGCGAGTTTACAATGTCGTGGGAAAAGTTATTACGGCAGAAGAATACGAAGAGATTACAGGAGAGCCATACAGCGCATAAGACTGATTATGTGCCACAAGGAGGGAGTATGTGAACAAAAAAGAATTCGACCTCTTTAAGATATATGTTTGTTGATATGGTTTTGTGAAGTTTTTTATTAATTATTGCTATAAAATAATCATTTAATCGTAACATACAAAGGGGTAGTATAGTGGATTTCAAATAGCCAAAAAATATTATACTACCCCTTTCCCTATTATTATTAATAGGTATATTTATTATACCTTCCTTTTGTTTAAAAATCAACATGGAGGTATGCAATATGATTTGTGAAAAACATGAAAAGCTGGTGGAAGAAATTTCAGGACTGAAAGTAAGAGTTGATAATTTAGAAGACAGGGTGGATGATTTAGATGGGATAAAAGAAGCTATTACACGTTTGGTAGTATTACAAGAAGAACGTGAAAAAGCTGACATACAAAGAGATAAAGAATTAAAAAAACAATCTGAAGCCTTAGTGTCTTTACAAAATACACTTATAAAAATAAACAATAATCTTGATGCTTTAAATTCTGAAGTTAAAACTGCAAATGATAAGATAACTAGAACAAATGAAAGAGTTGAAAAATTAGAAGAAAAATTTTATCAAGCAGAAGAAAAAAACAAGGTTGATACAAGAGACATATTAAAAGGATATTTTAGTAATTTATTTTTAAAATGGGTTATTCCTATAGGAGCAACAGCAACTTTGGTTGCAGGGATATTAAAATTATTTAAGCTTGTTTAAAAATGAGGTGATATTAATGAAATTAGAAATGGGTAGTAAGGGTGAAGAAGTTAAATTAATGCAAACTTATCTAACGAAATTAGGATATGACCCACAAGGAATTGATGGTATTTTTGGTAATAATACTTTGTCAGCTCTTAAAAAATTTCAAACTGATTATTATGTCACAGGTATTTGTGATGATAAAGTATTTAATGATTTAGCAAATCTATATAATCAAAAAATTCAAGAAGAACAAAAACAAAATAAAGGTTATAGAAAAATTAGAATGTTTGATTCGGATATACATATTTATGAAACAAGTCCTGATGAATATGTTGATGTAACATTAGGTGTTGAAAATAAACTTGAGAAATTAAGTAAAATTGATGATCCTAATGTTGAAGAAATTTGTAAAATTAATTGTGGTTTCTTTGATTTTGATGGAAGCAGAGAACATCTCGGACTTTTTATAAGAAATGGTAAATTATATTATCAACCAGATAATACTTATATAAATTTCTTATATTTTAAAGATGGAAGAACAAATATTAAATATTATGATAATAATTATGAAGAAATTAGATATTGGTTAAAAGAATTAAATTGGGGTATTGGTTGTGGATGGAGTTTGGTTAGGAATGGAAAAATTGATGTACAAGGCGATAAATTCTTTGATCATTCATCTGCTAGACATCCAAGAACACTTATTGCACAAAAGAAAACAGGTGAATTTTTATTAATTGTTGTAGATGGAAGAAATGAAAATTCTAAAGGAATAAATACTTCACAAGCTGCACAATTAGCAATAGAATTAAATGTATGGAACTGCTGCATGTTGGATGGTGGTGGTAGCTCAGAAATGATAGTAAATAATAAAATAGTTAATAAACCATCTGATGGTGTTGAAAGAAGTATTGGTAGTGCAATTGTAGTTTATAAAAGGAGTTGATTTTAGAATGAAATATGCAATAAAAAAAGATTATTTACCTATTTGCAAAACCTCACCACGTAGACGTGCAGGAATATTTCTTGATGGAAAAGTTAGATTTATTGTCGCTCATGATACAGGCAATTTAAATTCAACTGCACAAGGTAATGTTAATTATTATAAAAATACATATAATAAAGAATCGGCTTCTGCTCATTTATTTGTGGACGATAAAGAAATTATTGAATGTATACCTGCTTTTGAAAAACCAGAAAAAGCATGGCATGTGTTATATAATGTTATTAAAGATAATGAAATGTACGGTGATGATGCTAATGATGTAGCTATTGGTGTTGAATTATGCTTTTTTACAGATAAAAATAGAAGCAATGAAGCATATAAAAGATATGTTTGGCTTTTAGCTTATTTATGCTATTATCATAAACTTAATCCTCAAAAAGATATTGTAGGACATGAAACACTTGATCCTAAAAATAAGATAGATCCTTCAAATGGTTTAAAATATAGTGGTCATACTTTTAAAGATTTAATTGCTGATGTACAAAAGGAATATGATAATTTGTGTGGTGATGTTGAACTTGAAAATGCACTAAATATATTATCAACTAAAAAAATTGAAGGAGATGTTATAATAAACACACCTGATTATTGGAGAAATGCAATTAAAAATAAAGAAGTTAATATAGAATGGCTTAGAGCATTAATTATTAAAACTGCAAAGTATCTTTCTAAAGTATAATTGAACCTCTCCACCTTACGCTTTGCTTAGAAGGTGGAGATTCTCGCTTCATCAGCCTCGCTACCTACTACCTCCACGAGCCTCACATCGGATAGTTCCTACCCTAGTTTATGTCAGGCACCAATTCATCTCCCACTTAAAGAAGTGGGAGTATTCTTGGTGATGTTAATAATAAATAAATAATATAAATAATTACAAAGGAGGGTTTTATTATGAATATGGAAAATTGGTTTGATATGTTAGTTCAAAGCGGATTACTTGTAGCAATAGTAACTTTTATAACTAAATTATTTCAATTGCTTAATGTTTTAGTAGAAGCAAAAGTAAATGAAATAGCTGAAAATATTAAAAATAAGAAATTAAAAGAATACATATTATCAGCAGAAGAATCAGTAAGAACAGGTGTTTTAACTGTTGCTCAAGAATTAGGCGATGTTTTGAAGGAAAAAGCTGCGGATGGTAAATTGACCGAGAGTGAGAAAAAGATGCTTAAAGAATTATGTATAGAAAAAGTTACAACAATGATTAGTGATAATGTTAAAGAAGCAGTTATAATTTTAAAAGGAGACTTTGATGCTTGGTTAAATAATAGTATTGAAGCATTTATTAAGAAAATTAAAATGGAACAAAAATGAAATATTGAAAGAGTGGCAATATGCCACTCTTTCTTAAATAAAAATATAAATTAATTTTTTGTATTAATTTTTGATGCTATTATATCAATTGTCTTTTTATGAGTTTTATCAAAAACATGTGTATATATTTGACTTGTAGTTCCTACATTACTATGGCCTAAAGTTTTACTAATATCATATAGACTTATTCCTAATTCATTTGCTATACTTGCAAATGTATGTCTTAAATCGTGTAGTCTTAATGGTGGTAAATTATTATCAGTTATTATTTTTTTAAACAAATCACTTAAATAATTAGGTCTATATGGTTGTCCATTTTCCCATGCTATAACATAATTTTGATCAATATAATTGTCTTTTAATATATTTTTTTGTTCTTCTTGATAAGATTTAATTTTTAGCAATAAATTATATATTTCTTCTGGTATATATAAAGTTCTATGTGAAGTTTTGGTTTTTACACCTTTGACAACAGTTTCTTTGCCAGCTTGAGTTCTTGCTTCAGATATTGTAATTGTTCTATTTTCAAAGTTAATTTTATCCCATTTTAAACCTGCAATTTCTGATCTTCTTAACCCTAACATTCCTGCTAATTTAACTACTATTTCCATTCTATCATTTTCCACTATTTTGAATAATTGCTTTAGTTGTTCTATAGTATAATAATTCATCTCTTTTATTTCTTTTTTAATGGGTTCTATTTTATCAAGTGGATTTTTTAATATTTTTTCTTCAATAATTGCTTGTTGAAAAACATCTTTTAATAAATCATAATGTTTTCTAACTGTTGTTTTGCTTAAACCTAATTCAATTTTAGTTTTAAAATATTTATTAAGAATTTGTGGAGTAATTTCTTGCAACTTATATTGTCCTAATGATGGAACAATATGATTATCGATAATTTTTTTATAACCATATAAAGTAGTTTCTTCACATTTAAGTGATTTAATATCATTTAGCCAATAATTTAACCATTCAGATAATAAAACTGAATTAGGTATTACTAAATTATTTTTTGCTTTATTTGCTTCGAATTCTACTAATGCTTTCTTAGCACTTTTCTTATCTTTGAATGTTTTTGTAACTTTTATTCTTTTACCATGTTCATCTTTACCATAGTCCATTGTAACATAGTAAAGTTTTCTTTCATCATCATATGCAATATTTTTTTCTATTGTTTTTCTTGCCATAAAATAAATCACCCCATAAATTAATTTGTCTACCAAAATTAATTTACAGAGTGTATCATATCATATTTTTTAAAATTTGTCTACCATTTTGTCTACCATTTTGAATTTAAATTTTAAAGTTATTGATTTTTGTGACTTTTGATGGTGGAGGCGAGGGGAGTCGAACAATTGACTTGCATATTTTATTTAGTATTTTCTATTATTTATATTATTATTTTGTTATTAATAAATACTTGATTTTCTAAGGTTTTAAGACAGTAAATAATAATATAAATACAGAATTCTAGAAAATCAAGATATGTAATAAATCAAAATTTTTTATTAAATGTCTACCAAAATGTCTACCAATTTTTAAATTATTTAACCATTGTCTACAATGTTTTATTTAGTGTTGTTTGCTGAATCTCTGCACAAGCTACGCTTGGCAGGTTCTGTCTCAATTATTCCGCTTATCGGCTCTCGTTTGACTTGCTACGTATAATCTACATTTGTCAAACTACAACATCCAATACATTAGAATAATTATCCACAGACTTTCTTGCCAACCCGAAGGTTACCGACAAAGGCTCGATTCTCAACCTTGATAATTTATTATTAAATCACATTCTTTAATGCTTGAGTTAATTCCATATTCATTAATCTTTGTATTTCAATATCATGTAGATTTTTAAACCTTTCAAATGTTATAATACATCTTTCTCTGTCTATACTCTCTAAATCATCATTCACATTACTTATTATAAACGCACTATAAAGGTCTCTTTGTATTTTATATTCTCCAAAATCATTCCACCTTTCATTTAAATTTTTATTTTTATATTTCCCTGTTATGTGATTGTATTGACTTGCTTTAACTTTTTGTGTTTTAACTTCTTTTAATTCTTCTCCAAAATATCTTAACTTTCTTGCTAATATTTCAATTAATTTTGCTGGTGCTTTATTTGCTAAACTTTTGCCGAATCGTTTCTTTTTATTAAATCTACCTGTTTTCTCATTAATGGTAGTTTCCTTCGCTCTTGCTTGCAATCCTTTATAATTCATTGTCTCTACTTTTATATCATTACCTAAACTTATTATATAATTTGCCAATTTATTATGGCTTTCTTCTCGTATTATTGCTTGTTTGCGTTGTATTTCTCTTAATTGTATTTGTGTTTTAATATAATTTTTACTTTTAATCCATTTACTTTTATCTTTTGTATTAATAGTACCGTCTTCGTTATACTTATTAGGATTAGTGGCACGTCTGCTACGGTCTAATTTTCTTTGCAATCTTCGTTTTTCTTTTTCAATGTTATTTATTTCTGGTGCTAATTCAAGCAACTTAACTTCATTATCTGAACATATTGCTATAGTTTGCGTACCAATATCTATTCCAACCTTGCCATTACCAATATAATTTTTTATTTCTCCAGTTTCTTTATTTATCTTCAATGGAGGAATACCTTCAAGTATTAACTGTACATAATATCTATCTTTACCTTTTATATTCTTCTTAATAAATCTACAATATTTTACTCGATTTTTTAATGCCATTTGTGCATAAATATCATTTTTCTTAACTATTACAGGTATTTTTAATTTATTGAATATAACTATTCCATCTCTAAACTTAATACCCTGTCTATTATCAGAAGATTCAAAAGAATACATTTCACCATATTTAATAAAATTAACTTTATCTGCTTCTCCAAATTTAAGTTTTTCAATAGCTTGCATTGCCCTTAATTCCAGTTTAATTGTTACATGACTTCCCAATTCCTTATACTCATTTACTCGTAGAGAAGTGATTAATTTATTTATTGCTGTACCACTCAATCCATACTCTTCTTCGATTTTTTTAAATAATTCGTTTCTTTCTTTGCTTTTTGCCATTTTACAAATATGCCGATATTTTTTACTTTGTACCATAAGATAATATCTTTTTAACAATTTATTAAGAATAGCGTTATAATATCTTCGTGCAATTTCAAAATATTTATCTAATGCTGCTTTGTCTGATACTGTATATTTTAAAGGCAAAGTTAGAACAAACGATGGAGTAGTATCGCTTCTTGCCATAAATTAATCACCTCTCTTTCCTGCATTAAAAACCTCACTTGACGCTGCTATACTGCACAAGTTTCACTTGGCAGATAGCGCAGCGTGTTTATTTTCTATCCATTGTATAAATTGTTGCTTTGGTATTCTAAAATCAGATTTTATTCTAATCAATGGAAATCCTTCTTGTTTTACTAAATTATATGCAGTATTTCTACCTATTCTTAAAATTTTCATTATATCTTCAACCTTTAGGATGTCTGGATATTCATCAAACATAATATCAACTCCTTAAATTGCTTATATTATTATTTATAAGATTAATAAAAACATCAATTATAAAGGAATTATTTTGCCATATATTATTTTTACTAATATATTTCTGATATTCTATAAGATAATTAATTGTTGAATTAAGATTATCATTTATTATCCAATAGTATTTTTTATAAAATTTATTTATAAAATCATATATATTGTTATTAAACTCATTTTTTAGTTTATTGTAATTTTTACTTTTCCACAATAAATACCTATTATACATTTTTATTTCTTTATTTCTTTGATTTTCATAACTCATATTACATAAGAAATATCCAAATATATTATACCATTTGTTGTTAACAGAATTTTTAAGATTTTCTAATATCTTTTCTGAATGAGTTTTATTGTTTACTATAGAAGATAACTCCCCATTATATTTTTTTCTTTTATGTAATACTCTATGCCAATAATATTTTTCAATATATATTGACAATTCTTTTTCGTATTCTTTAATAAGAATTTGCCCTATATTTTTAAGTTTTGTTGTTTTAAATTTATTTAAGAATTGATTATTCATCTAAATTAAGGCGTGGAGACCCCAAATTCTTTAAGTTGGGGAGGAAACACCTTCCCTCCTTTCCCACAATAATGTTTTTCTTTTACTCAATAGTTGTAAATCTTTGTAACTTGCTGATCTGTAAATCACAGTTCCGTCAAGTTTTCGTAAATCAAAATATCCACTACTTCTTCTACCAAATATAAAACATTCTTGTCCTTTGTATTTTACTTTGTCAAATAACCTAAAACCTTTTACTAAATAAGGGGCTTGATTTAATTTTCTTATGCCACCTTTTAATATATTGGCTTTATGAATTTGTCTATTGTGCCTTCTTACTTGCTTAATATAATACCAATAATCTAATCTTTTAACATTAGGATTGCCACTTATACATAATGCATCAATCCTATGTTCTTTTGTTAGATTATTCTGTATTCTAGTGTTTTTAGTAATATATCCATAAGTTATTTTTACATTAGAATATATTTCTTTGAGTCTATTATAAAATGTCCACCTCATAATACCCATAAAAGCTGTATCTCTAAACGATTGACCACGTTTTAAATTTAATTTTAATTTACCAGCATGATAATCTTTATGACACTCTGTGCATAAACTAATGAGGTTACTGGGAGAATTTCCGCCCGTCTTCCTTGATTCTATATGATGTACATTTAATATTTTATTTTTACAACCTTTTTTACCTTGACATTTATATCCATCTCTCCAAAGGACATATTCTCTTACATTCCAAAATCCCAATTGCTCTCCTTGTTGGTATTGTTCACCTTCTATATCAGGATTTTTAATCTTTTGTATATCAAAGGAAGCAACTTCTATTATTATTTTTGATATAGGCAAAATTTCGTGTATCTTACTTATTAGTTTTAAATGTGTTTGTATTTTATTTTCAACAGAAGGTGCTAACCAACCTTTATTTTTACTTCGTACTCTATTTGAAAA